ACGAGAACAAATTGAATCAGAATTAAAAGCAATTCAAAAACAAGATCTTGATAAGACAATAAAAAAAGAAGCTCTTGGAGCATTTAGTTTTTCTAGTGGAGGATTATTTCCTTCTCAAATAACTCAAACTGCTGAAAAACAAATTAATGAGCAACAAAATAAAGTCAATTTAAAGTTAAGGTTAAAAGGTTTGACTACTGAAATTGATAAAAGAACAAAAATCTTTGAGACAAAGGGCAAAGAAGTTGAATTAGATCAAAGAAGGCAGAATATTCTCGATGAGGGATTAAAAAGTATTACAGATCAAAATACATTTTTACAAAATCAACTTGTATTAGGAAAACAAGGTGCAGAAATTGAAAAATTAAAAGCTGAAATGGCAAATAAAATGAAAATTGCGGTTGAAGATCTTAAACCTTTACAAGTTAAACAAATTGAAGATGCTGTAAAACTTAGAGATGAATTAACAAAATTAAATGATTTATATGGAAGTATTGCTTCAACAATAGAAACAGGTTTAGTTGATGCAATAGAAGGTGCGATAAATGGTACTAAAACTCTTGGAGATGTTGCTCGTAGTGTATTTACACAAATTCAAAGATCACTTATTCAATTTGGTGTAAATGCTTTTCTTGGTGGACTTCCTGGAGTTGGTAAATTTTTCAGAGCAGAAGGTGGACCTGTTAGTAGAGGTAAAAGTTATATAGTTGGGGAACGTGGTCCAGAAATGTTTACACCTGGTTCTACTGGGATGATTACACCAAACCATGAATTAGGTGGTAGTTCTACAAATGTTGTGGTAAATGTAGATGCTACTGGTTCATCTGTTGAAGGTGATGAGCAAAGAGGTAGAGAACTTGGTCGACTTATATCAGTTGCAGTACAATCTGAATTATTAGAACAAAAAAGACCTGGAGGTTTACTTGCATAATGGCTACTTTCCCTTCAATTACTCCTAGATATGGGCAGCAAAAGAGATCTGCACCATTAACTAGAACTGTTCGTTTTGCTGATGGATATGAACACAGAATATTGTTTGGATTGGCTCAACATCAAAATCCAAAAGTATTTAATTTTACTTTTGAGGTTTCAGAAACAGATGCAGATACTATAGAAACATTTTTAGATGCAAGAGCAAATGATAGTGCAAGTTTTGATTTCACTCCACCAGGAGAAGCTAGTTCTTCTAAGTTTGTCTGTGAAACGTGGAGCAAATCAATTCCTTACTTAAACAGAGCAACAATACAGGCAACATTTAGAGAGGTATTTGAACCATGACAACTGTTTGGTCTGCTAATACTCCTTTATCTGAAAATACAATAGTTGCTCCTACCACTGACAAAAGATTAGCTGGAATGTTTTTTAAGGTAACATCTGCTGGTACTACAGGCAGTAGCGAACCAAGCTGGCCTAAAACAGTTGGAGTCACTGTTTATGATAATAATGTTCAATATGTATCTTTAAGTGCTGTATTTAGTGATTTACAACCAATAAATCCATCTGCAATTATAGAACTCTTTACACTTCAATTAAGCTCCAGTTTTCATGGAGCGAATACTGTTTATAGATTTCATGCAGGTTCTAATCTTAACGCAAACGGTGAAATAGTATGGGCTGGTAATTCTTATTCAAGATTTCCTATAGAAGCCACAGGTTTTGCATATCAGAAAGGTCAAATTCCTAGACCTAAAATTACAATAAGTAATGCTTTTGGAACAATATCAGCTATTCTTGTAACTGTAAATCAAACAACAGCAGGAAATGATTTAACAGGTGCTACTGTCACACGGATAAGAACAATGGCAAGATTTTTAGATGCTGTAAACTTTTCAGGTAATTCTAATCCTTTTGGAACACCAGATCCCACTGCTGAATTTAGAAGGCAAAAATATTTAATAGACAGAAAATCGGCTGAAAATAGAGAAGTAGTAGAATTTGAATTAGCAGCACCAACAGATTTAGCGGGTGTAAAACTACCAAAAAGACAATGCACTAGGGTAGATTTTCCTGGTATTGGTACGTTTGTTGAATGAGTTGGAAAGATGACGCATTGGTTCATGCGAAAGACCAAGATCCTAAAGAATCTGTAGGATTACTTTTAAATATCAGAGGCAAAGAAAGATATTATCCTTGTGAAAATTTAGCAATTACATCACATCAACATTTTATTCTTAATCCAGAAGATTATGTAAAGGCAGATAATCTTGGTGAGATAACTGCTGTAATTCATAGTCACCCAATCTCTAGTCCAGAGCCAAGTCAAGCAGATAAGGTAAGTTGCGAACAAAGTAAATTACCTTGGCATATTGTTAATCCAAAAACAGAAGAATGGGCTTATGTTGAACCAACAGGATATGAAGCACCACTATTAGGTAGACAATGGGTATGGGGCGTTACTGATTGTTGGAGTTTAGTTGTTGATTATTACAAACAAGAAAAGGGAATAATTTTAAAAGATTATGAAAGGACAATGACAGCAGATGAGTTTTTATTCGATCCATTATTTGAAAGTTATGCTTGGCGAACAGGTTTTAGAGAATTAAGACCAGATGAAAGATTGCAAGAAGGTGATGTTTTGTTAATGTCTATCATGTATCCAACTTTAAATCATGTAGCAGTTTTCTTAGGAGATATGGTTTTACACCATTTAGCAGATAGACTATCTTGTAGAGAGCCTTACTCTGAATGGTTGTTAAAATGTACTGGTAAGAGGTATCGCTATGCTCAAGAAAGTTAAATTATATGGAGAACTAGCTGACTTTGTAGGTTATACAGAGTTAGATGCTGTTGTAAATTCCACTGCTGATGCTATTAGGTTTTTAGTAACTAACTTTGATGGATTACAGGCACACATGAATCAGAGATACTACAAAGTTATAGTTGATAATTATGAAATAGGTAAAGAAGATATACACAATCCTATTGGTAAAGCAGATGTAAGTATTGTTCCCGTAATAACTGGTGCTGGTGGAAATACAGGAAAGTTTTTATTAGGAGGATTACTAATAGGAGCCTCCTTTTTATTTCCTGGTGCTGGAATGTTTGGTAAAGCAGGAGCAGAAATCACAGGAGGTGTAGTTACAGGATTTGGTGCTGGTGTTGGTAACTTTTTTAGTGCTGTAGGAGCTTCATTAGTCTTACAAGGTGTTTCAGACATTTTGTTTCCTTTGCCGAAAATACCTCAATTTCAAGACGAAGAAGATCCACGAATATCATTCAGCTTTTCTGGTGTTCAAAATACAAGTAGAGCAGGAACCACTATACCTTTAGTTTATGGTGAAATTGTAACTGGATCGGTTGTAATTTCAGCAGGAATTGACACCAATGATGTTACTGCAAGTGATTAACAATGAGTAAAATAATTAGAGGTTCAAAAGGACCACCAGAACCTAGACAACCCGTAAGAGCAGAAGATACTTTAAATAGTAAAGAATTTGCTACTGTTCAAGATTTATTATCTGAGGGTGAGATTGAAGGGTGGGCTACTCCTTCTAAAAAAGGTATTGCAAGAAATAATGCTAATTACAATAATGCCTGTTTAGCAGATATATTTTTAAATAATACTCCTATTATTAGTGTAGACACAACATTATCTAATTCTGCTTTTGCTGCAAAAATAAGTAATTTAGAAGATGGTGATTTTAATTTTCAAGACGTAACATTTACACCTCGTTTTGGTACGGCTAGTCAATCACACGTTCCTGGGTTTAAAAAAACTGCTACATCTATACTTTCTCAAAGTACTGCTGTTTCTAAAGGTTCAGCTTTTACAAGTCAAAATATTAGCACTGGTAAAGATGCAGTTGAGGTAACAATTACATTTAATACTCTTCAAAAATTTGAAGATAATGGAGATATTTTAGGTACATCAGTTAAATACTTAATTAAAAGACAAATAAATGGTGGTAATTTTGAAACCAAAGTTGAAGAAACTATTACAGGTAGAACAGTTGATCCTTATTCAAGAGAATTTAGAATAGATTTAACACCATCTAACTATACTCAAGCAGCAATAAGAGTAGAGAGAGTAACAGATGATTCTACGGATTTAACAGTTGTCAGTGATACTTTTCAAGTTACCAGAGTTGAAGAAATAGTTGACGAGCAAAGAGATTATCCTAACTCTGCATATTCAACATTAAGATTAAGTTCTGAACAATTTAGTTCTGTACCTCAAAGGTCTTTTCGTATTCGTGGTATAAAAGTAAGAATACCAGGAACAGGTGCAGGAGGTGGAAGTGTAGAATCAAGAACACCACAAGTTGATACAGCTACGGGCAGAATAGTATATCCACCCAATTATATATTTAATGGAACGATGGGTGCTGCCGTTTGGTGTTCATGTCCTGCCATGATATTGCTAGATGTTTTAACTACCCAAAGGTATGGTTTAGGAGATCATATTAGTGATAGCGATTTAGATTTATTTAGTTTTGTACAAGCATCTAAATATGCGAATACTCTTATAACTGATAACAATGTTACTGAGCCTAGATTTAGTTGTAATGTCAACATACAAGGGTCAACAGAAGCTTTTACATTAATTAACGAATTAGCTGGAGTTATGAGAGCCTTTCCTATTTGGGAATCTGGGTCAATCACAATTTCACAAGACGCTCCAACAGACCCAAGTTTTTTATTTAGTCTGTCCAACGTAACTGAAGCTGGATTTTCGTACTCTGGAAGCAGTTTAAAACAACGACATTCGATTGTTGCTGTTAGCTATTTTAATATGGATAGTAAAGAAATAGATTATGAAGTATATGGTGATGATCCAGATGATCCTATTCAAGTTGCAAGAGTAAACAAATTAGGTGTTGTAAAAAAGACAGTAAAAGCTTTTGGTTGTACATCAAGAACACAAGCAAGAAGATTAGCAAAAGCAATCGTTTTCTCTGAAGAACAAGAATCTGAAGTGGTTAGTTTTACAACATCAATAGATGCAGGTGCATTAATAAGACCAGGAAATGTTATATCCATAAATGATCCAGTAAGAGCTTCTTCCAGAAGATCAGGCAGACTAAAGTCGATAAATAATGCCAAAACACAAATTACTGTTGATAATAACCAAGATTTAAGTGGTGTAACAGGAACAGATCAAACACTAAGTTTACTTTTACCTAGTGGTTCTTTAGAGCCACAAAATATTAGTAGTATTAGTGGATCGGTTATAACTGTCTCTTCTCCATTTACTGAAACTCCAAATGAAAACACATTATGGTTAATTTCTAGCTCAACATTAAAACCACAAACATTTAGAGTAATAACAGTAGAGGAGCAAGATGGTATAAATTATGCAATTACAGCTTTGACTTATGTTCCTGAGAAATATGCAAACATAGAGACAAACGATGCTTTACCAGAAAGAAATATCTCTTTATTAAATGAACCTAAAAATCCTCCAAGTGGTTTAACTGCTCAAGAAAGAACTATTGTTATAAATAACGTAGCTACAACAAAGATAATATTATCTTGGCAAGTAGTAACAGGTGTTCAACAATATTTAGTTCAGTTTCGTTATAACGGAGCAAACTGGACAAGTGTTAATGTTTTTAGACCTGATTTTGAAATATTTGATAGTGCTGCTGGTGATTATGAATTTAGAGTTTATTCGTATAACGCTGCCTTAAAATTATCAACAACTCCGTCTACTCTTAGTTTTGTTGCAGTAGGTAAAACTGCAAGACCTGGTTCTGTTCAAAATTTATCTTTAGAACCTTTAACTAATAAATTAGTAAGATTAAGATGGGATCTTGCGACAGATGCAGATGTTATACATGGTGGAAGAGTTTATGTAAGACACAGTAATAAAACAGATGGAACAGGCACATTTCAAAACTCAGTTGATTTAGTACCTGCTTTGGCTGGAAACTCAACAATGGCAGATGTGCCATCTTTAGAAGGTGAGTACATTTTAAAATTTCAAGATGATGGAGCAAGATTCTCTGTAGATGAAACAAGTATAATTTTAGATGAACCTGATTTAATTGATAGTCAACAAGTAATTGGAGACAGAGAAGATACAGATAATCCTGCATTTGGAGGTGCAAAAACTAATCTATCTGTTGTTGCCGATGCTCTACAACTAACTAATCCAGCAACAAACCTTGTAGGTACTTATGATTTTGCAACAATTATGGATCTAGAAGGTGTATTTTCTGTTAATTTAAAAAGATTAATACAGAGTATTGGATTCGCTGAAGGTGGTCAAACTATTACGGCAGCATATACTCAATCTGGAACAACAATAACAATTACTTCTAATGCTCATGGCAGATCTCAAGGTGACTATGTAAACTTTGTAGCTGTAGCTGGAGGTGGTGTTAGTGGTATTTATCAAATAAAAAATGGCTCAGTTACAACAAATACCTTTCAAATTACATCTACAGCATCAGCAACTATATCTTCTTCAGCCTGTACTTTTGCTTTTGTAAACACTATAGATCAGTTAATACCAGCAGGAACTTTTTGGAACGATTATGCTACTGATGGAAACTTTGACGGTCCACAGGTTGATGATGTAAGTGCATTAATGACAGTAAGAACAACATCGACACCACCGAGCAATGGATCTTCTTATCAATTATCTGACTTTAGTGCAAAACCTTTTAATACGTTTGCAAATGGAACATTTAAGGGTAGAGGTTTTCAATTTAGATTAAAGTTAGAATCAGAATCACTTGCACATAATATTTCAGTACAACAACTTGGAATATTTGCTTCTTTTGAATCTAGGACTGAAAGGAGCTATCGTACCGATTCAAATGGAAATCCATCTTCAACTGGAAATACTACATCTATTGCACCTTTAACATCTAGCACTTCTGCCTCAGGATTAAATGTAACTTTTGGCAAACCATTTTTCGTAGGAACTTCTACAACACAAGGCGGTGCAAATGCTTTCCCACCGTCTGTTGGGATAACAATAATAGGAGCTAGTGGAGGAGATTATTTTATTTTATCAAATATAACTGGCACAGGATTTAATATTAAAATATTAGATAGTTCTAATAATCCTGTTAATCCGCCTAAACAATTTACATTCCAAGCTGTCGGGTATGGCAAAGGGGTGTAATATGGAGAAAAAGATTACTTAAATGACACAAGTTGGTAATAAAAATATAGATAATGCCTCTGGTCAACAGGTTAGAGAGGATATTGAAGAAACTTTCAAAGCTGTAGCAACAAATAATTTTGGTCAAAGAAATGGTGCAGGTACAATTTTGCCTTGTGAATTTTTAGCTGATGAAACAACTAATAGATTACTGATTAGAAGTTCATCTGGTGGCGACCAAGCAAACCCTAATCCTCCAAGTGGTACTGGTGCTACATTTTTTCCTGTAGGTAATTTAGATGAAGATAATTTAGGTTTGCTACCAAAAACAGGTGGTACAATGTCAGGTGCTTTAACTTTAAGTGCTGGTGCAGTTGGCAGTCCTTCATTAACAGTAGGAGATTCAACTACGGGTTTATATAAGAGAAATTCAGATCAATTAGGAATTACAATAGCTGGCACACAAACAGCATTTTTTGATGCAGATGGTTTAAGTATTTTAGGTCAAGATGATTTACGTTTGTATAGAAATAGTAATGATCGTTATGTAGCAATACAAGCAAATAACAATACTTCAAATAACTACACATTAACTTTACCAACTACCGCTGGAAGTGATACACAAGTTTTGAGTACAGATGGATCTGGAGGTTTAAGTTGGGCAACTGCTGTACCGACAGGTGCAATATTCTGTGTAGCCATGTTAGCTGCTGCACCTACAGGTTATGTACCCTGTGACGGAGCTACTTATTCAACTGGAGGTATATATGCAGCTTTATTTGCTGCTATCGGACATACTTATGGAGGTAGTGGAAGTAGTTTTCAAGTTCCAGATTTACGAGGAGAATTTATAAGAGGTTTAGATAATTATGGTGGAACTGCAAGTAGTAGGGGAGCAAGAGGTGTGGATAGTGGCAGAAGTAGTGTAAATGATGTTCAAGGCAGTCAAATGCAACAACATAATCATGGAGGTAATACTAACTCAGCAGGTAGTCACAGTCACACTGCTACTGTTACTGATCCAGGTCACCAGCACAGTATGAGTGTTGGTTTTTTCAACTCATTAAGTAGTGGTGGTGCGTTAGCTTTTAGAGATGCTGGAACATCAAATAGAATTAATAATGCAACTACAGGTATTAGTGTTTCAAACTCTACTCATAGCGGACACCAGCACAGTATAAGTAACGCAGGTGGAACTGGTAATAGTTCTGAAAATAGACCAAGAAATATAGCTATGATGTATATAATTAAATTATAATTATGGCAATCGAACCTGGTATATACAACTTTACGCTTCAGCGAAGATCGGATCATACAATTCCGCTTATTTTTAAAGATTCTAATAATAATGCGATAAATCTTACTGGATTTACTGTAGCTGCACAGGTTTGGGAGGAGTCTAGAACCACAAAATATGCTGATTTTGCTGTTACCTACACTGATAGATCTGCTGGATCTGTAAGTATCACTCTTACTGATACTCAAACTGCTACATTTACTCCTGATGTTTTAAAATATGACGTTTTATTAGTTAATGGTGCAGGAGCTAAAGAATATTATTTAGAAGGTACAATATTTGTAAGCGAGGGTTACACTTCAACATGAGTAATGTAAGCATTACAACTGAAAAGAATACTGTCACCGTCAATGGCGATACCAGCGTTGTTACGGTTGCAACTCAAGGTCCACAAGGCCCACAATTTAGTACCACTGGCACAAACTTAAATGATTCCAACAAAGTCAACAATTCAGTAGTGTATTTTGATTCAACAAGTGGTACATTTAAAGCAGATCAAACTCGCACCGTTGAAAATCTTGTAGACGGAGGAAATTTCT